GGGATTAAACTTGAATATCAATGTAAGTTGTTCAGTAAATAATATGCCTGGTACTTTTTCAGCAAATGGAACATGGCAACTTCGTTTAATAGAAACTGGTAGTGGTACGCAATATTCATTAAGAGCTATACAATCGTATATACAATTCTTTGATGAATTACAACAAAGTAGAAGTGGTGGAATTAATACAACCTATCAATTACAAAGTGAATTTACAACTGACCAATTACCGGTAGGAAATTATTATTTTCAAATTAAACAAAGACCGAATGTAGCTACAGGTGTATTACCAACTGTAACAATGGACCCGCTTAGTACAACAAAATCGTTTTTACAAGTAAGAAAAGTAGTTCAAGCAGCTGATGATAGGATTATGAACATCCCTCTGAATATGCCATTTGGTACATCTGGTATTAAGCAGATTGATTTCATAACATCTATACAAAAGAAATTTAACTTAGTAATATATCCATCTAAAACACAAATCAATGAATTTATTGTTGAACCATTTAACAATTGGTATAAAGATGGAGAAATAAAAAACTTTAACAAATATATTAATCTTGATGAAAGATTAGAAGTGATTCCAGCTAACAATTTAGCTGTAAATGAGTTAAACTTTGGTGATAGATTAGACCAAGATTATATTTCACAACAATTTAGTAAGGCCGCAAATAGAGAATATGGTAAATCGTATTATACGGATTTAGAAAACTTCTTCTCACAAGGAAAGTTTGAAGTAAAAACTGCAGTATCACAAACACCATTATTACAAATATTAGGTACAGGTGTATCCGGTTCAATTCAAGGATTTAATCCACCGGTAACATCCTATCAATGGTCAATAGGTTATCAAGGATTTAATAGCCAATTTGATGCATGTGGTAATACATACTTCTACCCTGGTATTGTATATACTGCTGAACAATCACCATATACTATTACTACATTCTATTTGGATAGTGCTTTAACTTTACCATTTAATGGTGATAATCTATATTGGAAATTCTATACTCAATCAAATCCTGGTATATATTATGTTTCAGAAATAGGAAGCGCTGGAAGTAATTACTATTCAACAAATTGTTAAAATACTATGTCACAAATTATACCAATATTCGTACCCACTTATATCTCTGACCAGAATTACAATCCATCCAGAGTACAACCTCGTTTACTTTATTATAATGGACAGGTTGATTGTCAATCATATTATTTGGTAGATGGTACTGGACTAGGACATGAAGAAACTCAATTTCCATACTTTGACAATTATAGTGTAGTATCTGGTTCTCAATTTCCAACATCAGGTTCTAATTCATTATTATTTTTTAATGAACAACCTGCTTATGGTACTGTACCAGAAGAATCATTATTTTCAGAATATTGGAGTGATTATGTAAGCTTATTGTATAATCCTAGAACTCGTTTAATTAACGCATCTGCTATTATACCATTGGCTGATTATTTTAAGATGGAGCTAAATGATATAGTTGAATTTAGAGGAAACTATTATCACTTACGTGCAATCAATGACTATAACCTCAAGAACGGAAACTGTAAAATTCAATTATTAGGTCCAATTCTTCCTGATTCACTTCCGTTTATACAGGATGCACAACCGGTAGAACCTACAACTACTACAACTACATCTACAACAACAACTACATCTACAACAACTACAACTACAACTACAACAACTACAACAACTACAACTACTACAACGGCAGCTACTGCAACATTAGCATGGAGTTATAGTGAAACAGGTGGAGCAGTTGGTACAATGGATTTATATGTAAATGGCTCAATTGTTGAAACTAGAACAAATACATCAAATGGAACATACACAGTTAATGTGGGAGACACAATTAATGTTGAATTAAATATGAATCAATGTACAGGTGGTGATAATTATTCAAATGTATATTGTACAGGTATTATAACAGATGCAGATTGTACATTAAATGGTACTGCTGGTATATTTACATCAGTTTATACTGTTGTAAGTGGAGATATTGGAACTACACTTAATTTAGATACCTTTGCATCTTGTGATGGTGGATGTATATAAAATAAAATGTTATGGCAAAATTTATATGTGCGCAACCAGCTAACACTTACTATCTATGGCAGGTAGAAGTGATGATTAATAATTTTATAAAGCATGGAATTAAGCCTGCTGATATTCATATTTTATTGGGAATATATGATAATAATATTCCATACCATTGGCAGATACTTAAAGAACATTATAAAGAGGTAGGATTTTACTTCTACAATGATACCAGAAGTGATTCCTGTTACATTCCTTCCATTTATTTTCATTTATTGAGTAAACACCTTACCGAGTATCCAAACCTTCAGGATGAGGTTCTTTTTACCCATGACAGCGATATAGTATTTACTAAGAAACCTGATTTGCATTCCCTGTTTTCTACAAAGAAATGGTATGTTGCTGATACTCATTCTTATTTAGATTACAAATACATACAATCTAAGGATGATGCTATATATCAAAAGATGTGCCAAATAGTTGGAATAGACCCATTAATACCAAAGATTATGGGTAAGAATATTGGAGGAGCTCAATATATTGTTAGTAACACTACATCAGAATTTTGGGATAAAGTAGAAAAAGACTCGGTAGCGTTATACAAATACTTTTGTGAAGTAGAACCATACTATGTAAAAAAGCATGAAAACGATTATCCGATACAAAAGTGGACTGCAGGTATGTGGTCTTATATGTGGAATGGATGGTTAGCTGGTAATGAAATAATTGTAGAACCAAAGTTAGGATTTGTATGGAGTACTGATTCAATAAAAAATATTGAAAATCATTCTATATTACATAACGCCGGTGTAACAGATAAACATTCTGAAATGTTCTATAAAGGTGCTTACATTAATAGCCTACCATATAATGATGCGGTGACTGTAAATGATAGTAGAGCATCCTCATATTATTGGAATGAGATATGTGAAACAGCTAAAATATCACCCCTCACTAACAAATCCTAATTTAAGTGTTAAATAGATATGATAAAGACTGTAATTGATTTATTGAATTTAGAGGACTTTTATGGAATATCGGAAGATATTGATATTGCCAAAGGTAAATACAAATATCCACAAACCATAAAGGAAGCTAAAGGGTTATTAAAAAGAATTTGGAAAAGTAAACGCTAATGGCAGATAATACTACAACGTACACAGCCGTAATTGATACCCAAGTAAAGGGTGCGGAGGAAGTAGGAGACTTAGGTGATAAGGCCGAAGAAACCGCAGGCTCCTTTGTCAAACTTCAATTACAAATACGTCAAACACAAAAGGACTTACAAGCTGCTGCGGCTGCAGGAGATAAAGTAAAGTTTAACAAACTACGTGGTGAATTAGATGAGTTAGAAGAAGGATTAGAAAAAGTTCAATTCCAAGCTAAACAATTTGATGACCAATTAGCATCGTTACCTGGACCTGCTGGAGCAGCTGGTAACGCAATCAAATCAGTTGATGGAGCATTCAAAGTTCTTATAGCAAATCCTATTATTGCGGTTATTGCCGCTATTGGTGGTGCGTTGTTACTAATGAAGAAAGCACTTAGTTCAACTGCTGAAGGACAACAAACTCTAAACCGATTATCACAAGCATTCAGCGGTATATTAGGACCTATCCTTGCAACGGTAGAGAAAGTAGCAGTTCCGTTATTTAATGGATTTGCATTTATATTAGAAAAGGTTGCATTAGGATTCCAAAAGTTTGCTAAGTTCTTAGGTATTTCTGAAGCTAAAATTAAAGAATCAACTCTATCAGTAGATGAGGTTCAACAAAAAGCTAATGAAGATGAGAAAAAGAGACAGGAAGAACTAACTAAGAAAACTGAAGAAGAAAACAAAAAGAGAGCAGATGCTAATGCTAAAGCAGCAGCTGATAAAAAGAAGAAGCAAGAAGAAGCAGCAGCTGCAGAAAAGAAAAGATTAGAAGAAGAAGCTAAGAACTTAGATGCGGCTAATAAAGTACTAACTGAAGCATACATTGCTACATTAGAACAAAGAGACCAGGAGATATACAAAGCTGGACAAGCACAAAACGAAAGATTAAAGGCGTTAGAGTTAGCTGGTATTAAAGATAAATCATCAGTATTAGAGCAAGGTAGATTAGAAATAGCTGCAATAAATAAGAAGTATGATGATGAGGAAGCTAAGAAGATAGAAGAAAAGAAGAAGAAGGATGATGAAGATGCTATTAAAGCAGCTGAAAAAGATAAAGAAAAGATTGATAAAAAGAGACAGGATGACCTATTAGGTTTAGATACTCAATTACAATTTGATAATCTATCATTCCAACAAAGGAAAGCCCTTATAGATGAAAAGGAAAGAGTTCTATTATCCGATAAAGAATTAACTGAAAATCAGAGAACATCAATTCAGAAAGCAGCATCAGCTGAAAGAAAGAATATTGATATGGCTGAATTGGATGCTAAAGCTGAAATACAAAATGCTTATATAGATTTAGCTGGACAGTTTGGTTCTCTATTACAACAAATAGCTGGCAAGAACAAAAAAATTGCCATAGCTGGGATTATCATTGAACAAGCTGCATCTATTGGTAGGATTATTGCAAATACAGCAGTAGCTAACGCTAAAGCAGTAGCCGCATTCCCAGTAACATTTGGACAACCATTCGTTACTATAAACACAATATCAGCGGCATTAGGTATAGCAAGTACAATTGCAGGAGCAGCTAAATCAATATCACAAATCAATTCATCTGATAGTGGTGCAGCTGGAGGTGGTGGAGCATCTTTACCTCGTTCATCAGGCGCTTCAGTATCAGCACCTACGGTAGCATCGGCAACTGCACCACAAATACAAGGTACAGCTGCAGCAACGCCAGGTGCACAAATAGCAGATACAATATCAGCTGCAAGTGGAAAACCTGTAAAGGCTTATGTAGTTAGTGGAGATGTATCATCACAACAGGCATTAGATAGAAGAACTTCTAACGCAGCAACATTCGGTGGATAATATATAAATATATAAAAATATATAACGATAAATCAAAGTAAAATTGTTAAAGGACATGGAATTATACGAACTTATTATAGAAGATGAGAATACTGATGAGGTATATGCTCTATCGTTGGTAGAGAACCCTGCCATTGAAGCAGATTGGGTTTACTTTACCGAACATAAGGAGCAAGTAAAATTTGCTACTGTAGACAACGATAAGAGGACTATCGTAGCTCCTGTTCTTATACCTGATAAAAGAATTTATAGAGTAGATGAAAGAACTGGACACGAATACGAAGTATTTGTAACTGCTGAAACTATTGAGAAATTAGCCCAACAATATCTTATGAAGGGTTATCAGAATAAAGCAACTGTTGAACATGGTGAGAATATAGATGGTGATGTTACAGTAGTAGAAAGCTGGGTGAGTAAATCATCTACAAAAGATAAATCAGCTAACTACTTTAGTAGAATATTCCCTGCTGGAACTTGGTTCGTTACTATGAAAGTAAACGATGAAAAACTTTGGCAAGATTACGTTAAGACTGGTAAAGTAAAAGCAATATCTATTGAAGGTTTATTCGGACATCAGTTAGTTAAGGCAGCAGCTATTGCAGAATTAATGGAAAAAGATATTAGTGATTTAAGTGAAGATGAGGCAGTAGTAGTACTATCTAAAATCAGAGCCGTAATCTCTAAGGATAAAAGATACAAAGAAAAAAAAAGAATTGACTTGGAATCATTCTCGGATTACCCGGATGGTGTGAAGGGAAATGCTAAGAGAGTATTAGAGTATGTAGATAAGAATGGTTGGGGTGGTTGTGGTACGCCGGTAGGTAAGCAAAGAGTTAATCAGCTAGCTAAAGGTGAACCTATTTCAGTAGATACAATTAAGCGCATGTATAGCTATTTGAGTAGACATGAAGTTGATTTACAAAGTTCAAAATCTTATGGTGATGGATGTGGTAAGTTAATGTATGATGCATGGGGTGGTAAAGCAGCATTAGGATGGAGTAGAAACAAACTAAGAGAGTTAGGTTTACTACAAGAGAATGAAGCTCAACCATCAATTCCAAACTCAAGCTATCCTGGTCAAGCAGCTAGTGGCAGTGTAGCGCCGGAACTATTAGGTGATGTTCCTCCTATATTGCAGGATTTCGCAGATTGTCCTCCAGCAACTCAAAACATAGCATTAAATTTATACAATAGAAGTATAGCAATTAAACAAGCTAACTACGGTCCTTTGAATCCAAATGAACCAAACGAAGATTATTGGAAAGCAAAAGCAGACCAATTCGGAGGCTCAATAGAAGAAGCTAAATCAGCGTTATGTGGTAATTGTGCATTCTTTGATTTAAGAAAAGAAACACTTAATTGTATAGCAGAAGGTATTGGATATGAAGATGACCCAGAGAAAGTAATTGAAGCTGGTGAATTAGGATATTGTGAAGCATTTGATTTTAAATGTGCTGCTAAAAGAACTTGTTCTGCAT